GGAAAATTTTATTGTCTCAACTTTTTTTTATTAAAAAATGGTATTAATAGAAATTTCTTCTATCAACACCATTTATTATTACATTGATTTTCTAAATTAAATTAATGCAAATCATCTATAAATTAGCCTTTTAATGCACTTTTCAGAGTTTTAAAAAAGTTGCTAAAGTTGTGAAAAACTGTAAAATTTTAACACTATGTACACCACAATTCACACCACAAATTTAATATCATATTTTTAAAATATAGTGTTATTTTATTGTAAAAGATTTATTGCTAATTCTAATTCCTCTAACTCAGTATGAGTATAAATTTTCTTAGTAAATTCTTTATCCTCATGTCCTGCTAAATTTGATATTACTACATCATTTGCACCAGCTTTATTCAACATACTTGCAAAAGTATGACGAGTGTCATGAATTGTATGCTCCATTCTTAACTCTTCCATAACTTTTTTAAAATTCATTCTAAATGTGTCATAGTTAGCTTTTTTATTCATCCCTTTCCAAGTAAATAGAAATTTCATATTCTCACTCAGAAATGAATCTACAATATTTCTTATTTTATTGTGAATTGGGATAGCTCTAACTCCTGCTGATGTTTTAGACTGTTTTAAAAAGATAAAATTATTTTCAATATCTTCTTTTTTCAAAGATAAGAACTCCTCTATTCTTAATCCTGTGTATATTAAAACACACAATACTTTACATATCCTATTATCTAAATTAAACAATATTTCCCTTTCATTTTCTGTAAATATTTTTCTAGTGATAACTCTTTCTCTTTTAATTAACTCAACTAATGCAGAATAGTCTTTGTCAACTATTTCATACTTCAAGGCATATTTGTACATACCTCTTAATACCACTTTTGCATGATATTGAGATGACCAAGTTTTAATTTCTTTATCAAAAAAATCTTGAAGGTCTATCGTTTTTAGTTCTGAAAAAATTCTATCTTTTATTTTTGAAATATATCTATTGTAAGATACTTGATAATGCTCTATTGTATTTGGTTTTATTTTTAGCTCATGAATAGCCCACCATCTCTCAAATATATCTTTTACAGTTAGTCTTTTCAAATCATAAGTATCTCTATTCTTTGCATAGTTAGCCAAAGCCTCGTTAGCTTCAGATGCTTTAGCATAATATCCCAAAATTTTTCTTTTTGGATTCCCAGTTTCTAAATCATATCCAGTTACGATTATAACCTTATAAGGCTTTCTTAACTTTCTATCCTTGATTTTATAAATTGTTCCAGTTCCATTTTCTCTACGCATTAAAAATCACACTCCTTTCAATTTGCATAACAAAATAGAGTGTGATATAATTTATTTTAGTAGAATAATAAAGAGTATCACACTCTTAGAGCCTTTTAGTTGCTACCAACAACCAAGGGGCTTTTTTGTTTTATTTATACTTTAAAGACCATCCACATTGGCTAAGTTTTTCATATTCTGTATCAATATTTTCAATAAAAACATCTTTTCCTGTCACACTTACGTTTATACAATAAAAACCTAATAATTGAGATGACTCGTCAAGTATATTAGTTCTGGTATTTGAATCAATCATCTCTGTTGATACCGCTACACATAAATCTTGAGGCTCATTATAACATTCTTGGATAAGTTTCATATTTCCTTCGATAAAAAAAGGTAAATCACAATTCATGTATACAGAAAGATGTTTTTTATTTTTATCTATTCTAAACAAACTAAACTTATACGAATATACAGGAAGAGTTTTATTATTTATGTATAAATTATCAAAATAAGTTATATTTTGATTTAATTTTATTTTCCAACCATGTCCTTTTAACATTTTCAAAACATCATCCTTGGGAACATCATCATAAAGATTACAATCTTCTAAAATTACTTGTATATGAGAGAAATTCCTTTTGTTCAAAACAATGCTTATTTCACATGCTCTAAATTCCATTCCATCTTTATATAATGTATTGCCAAAATAGGTATTTTCAGAAAAAACAAAAGGTAGATTTATTTCAAAAAATCCATTTATATAATTATTTCTTGTTTTTATTTTTTGGCAAAAAATGTGTTTAATACCATTCATAGGTTCGACCATGTCTTCATTAGTGTTCATAAAAAACCAACTCCTTTAATTATTTATCTATTAATTCTACTTCTGTTACCTGATTTACTTCTCCTTCTGGATACTCATACACCTTAATTATGGCTTTTTTATTAGAAAGTGAGATATTATATTTCTCTAAATCTTCACAAACACCAGTATATTCAAATTCAATTTCCGTATCACTTTCTCTTATATTATAAGCTCCAGTACATTCAAATACAAACTCAGAAAGTGGAATCTCTAAGGAATATTTTCCCATTAATCTTCTAGGAGATGTTTTATAAGCTTCCTTATATCTCTCAATAAAAGGTTTATATTGGCTTTTTAAATACCAGTCAAAAAAATAACCATATTCCTTAGTTTCTTCACTATAAAACCATTTAGGATAATTCATATATTTCAAATCTTCATTTAATATTTCAAATCTAGCATTAACATACTCCCAACTTACATTATAGGTTTCAACAAAATATCTCTTTATAGTTAAAATATCTCCTTTGAAATTTTTAATAATATAATCTATAATTCTTGCTGGTAAAAATACATTTCTACCAATTATAGTAGCTTCAGTTTCTAAATATCTTTTTTCAGTTGCAATGGAACTTTTGCATAAATTATCTCCATAAAGAATAGGATGAGCTCCTATAATATGTCCTGCTTCATGATGAAAATTAAATGTAATTCTAGGCTTATAATTTTCTTTACAATAAAGAATAAAAAATTTATTATCTTGGTAAGAACAATAGGCTTCCATACTTAAATTTTCATTATCCCATATACTGTATTCTATCAGTTCCCAACCCATTACTTTAAAAAGTTTTTTAGGTTCTCTCCAGTATTTTTTTACATCTAAATTCTCTAAAAATTCAGAGGCTAAATCGTAAGCTCTTTTATAACTAGTCAAATAGATTCCTCCTATCTTTTTTTAGATAAATAAAAATCAATTAAATCATTTACTGCTTTTACTTCAGAATCATCCAACGCTTCCATTTTTCTAGCTGCTGCATTAGGAACATTTTTAATTTCACCAGTGTATAAATACTCAATAGTCGTATTTAGAATAGCAGCAACTCTTGCTACTTTATCTACCGATGGATAGGTATCTCCCCATCTTCTAATTGTCCCGTTACCCAAATCAGCTCTTCTTTCTAATTCGGCGATAGTTATTCCTTTTTGAATGCATAAATCTTTAATAATTTCTAACATGTTCATAAAATCCTCCTAAAAATTAAAGGTTTTTTGCATATTAAAAAATTTAAAAATTTTTTCTTGACAATTAGCTAATTTAACTATATAATAGCTTATAAGCTAATTAATCAAATAATATACAAATAGATAAAATTAGTTAAAAACACCATAATTAATGACCTGATAAGCATTTAACATATGTTGTTTTTATTATGCTTAAATATTAGCATATTTTACATTTAATGTCAATATTTGATTAGCATATTTTTAAAAAAGGAGGTAAATATGACAAGATTGGATTTTGAAATGGAGGTAAAAAGAGTATTAAGAGAAAAAGGTATTACCCAAGCAGAATTATCAAGACTACTTGGAATAAAACCATCTTATTGCTCTGACATAATTAGAGGAAACAGAAATGGAGGAGATGTTAAGAAAAAAATGATTAAATTTCTTGGGATTAAGGAGGCTTAATGGGTGAACTAAGATTAAAAAATCAAATAACAAGTTTGGAATTATTGGAACAAATAAATCTTTTTAGAAAGGAAGAGTATAAAGAAAAGCTAAAGAATGGAACTTTAACAGAAGCTCAAAAGAAAAGAGGGAAGTCAGTTAAGTTAGAGCATTATGATTTATTAGACATAATAAGAGATGAATTTTCAATAGAAGTCACTGACGGAAAAATTTCGGTCAGTGAATATAAAGATACAACAGGAAGAAAATTACCTATGTTTATCCTAACTCTTAATCAAGCTAAGCAGGTCTTGTTGAGGGAAAGCAAATATGTTAGAAGAGCAATTATAGCTTATATAGAAGTTTTAGAACAAGCAATAATTGATAAAGCTAAAAGTGAGTGGCTATTAACTAGACAGCAAGGAAAGTTAGTTAGAAGAGAAGAAACAGATGCCATTCAAGTATTAATAGAATATGCAAAGAAACAAGGTAGTCAACATTCGGACAAACTATATATGACTTATAGCAAGTTAGTAAATTCACTTGTTGGGATAAAAGCAAATTCAAGGGATAAGGTTGATTTTGGGATATTGATGATAATAAGACAACTAGAAGATATGTTTACAAGAGTAATAACAAGTTCTATGGAAAATGAAATACACTACAAAGAAATCTATCAAATCTGCAAAAAGCAAGGCACACACTTTATAGAAATTGTTAATGGAGATGTAAAAAGTCTTGGATATGTGAATTAAAAGGAGGACTATGGAAAGAGAAGAAAAGATATTAAATAAAGCAAAGGAATTAATGAAAGAGTTAAAGCCTTTGACTTATAGGGAAAGAAAAATGGTTTTAGAATTTTTGAAGCAATTAATAGATGTTGATGGTTGGATAGATAACTCTCGTAGATAACACGGGCTATCAAATAAATTAATATCAACCCAATTACCAAGTAAACAAGCATAAATTTTAGCTGACATATTAATCACCTCCTTGGAGATGATTATAGCATAAAAGAAAGGAGGAGTATGGAAAAACTTCAAGAAACAATAGTATTTTTAAAAGTGTTAGAAGATGAAATAAAAAAATTAAAAGACACTATTAAAAAATTATTAGAAGAAAATGAACAACTAAAAAAAGAAAAGGAAGGTGATATATGAAGTGTAAATGCTGTAAAGAAGAAATGGAATTAATTAGGAAATGGATAACATATCCTGGACCAAGTGAGTGGATATATAAATGTCATAACTGTGGAATATCTTGTATAGAAACTGAAGATGGATATATAGAATGGAGGGAAAATAGTAAAAGATTTAGAAAAACTTTATAAAGGAATGAAATAAGGGAGGGATAAATATGTTAAATAAAAAAATTAAAGAAAAAGTATTAAAAATAATGGAATTAGGATTAGAAATAAGCAATAAAACAAATGATAAAGTCTTTGTAAGATATTATGGACATACTGATGCTTTAGATATAGATATTTATTATAATGGCTGGACAAGAGAAAAAGAGGCTGATTTAAAAGAAAATTTATTCTTAGATTTTGAAGAAAAAGAGGTCTCAGAAAGTTTAGATAGAGTTATTAAAAAATTAGAAGAATTAAAGGGGGAGTAAATATGAAAGTGCACAAAAAAATAAATATAAATACAGAAGAAATGGAAAAAGCAATAAAACACTATGACTTGATAAGAAGATCAAAACGTTGGATTAGTGACTACAACAAAGACAAAGATAAAGAAATTATTTTTACTTATACTGGAAATAGTAGTAAAGCTATAGAGTGGGGATATTTACAAACAGTTGATATTGATTGGTTAGATTCTTATTTTGTTGGAATATTGGGAATGAAAGCAATAACGAAAAGAGCTTGGGATAATAAAACTGCAGATAGAATTTATTTTTTTGAAGAATAGGAGGAAAAAAATACACTGTAAAATATTAAAAAAATATTGGTATAAAATACCATTCCCAGCTGATATAACTTTGATTGATGCAGTTGAGATAATAAAAAAATATATAGAAATGGAGGCTAGAAATGGAAATAAAATAAAATAAAAAATTTGCAAAAGTAAATATGAGAGATGTAATTAAACATAAAATCAAATGGGTATTTAAGATTTTGTGGTTATGTCTTAACTATCCATTTGATAAATTATTAGAATGGTTGTGATAACTATGGGAAAAAATAACTACTCAGTACCAGAAGCAGCAAAATTAAAAGGTAGAACACCACAATATATAAGAGAACAAATAAAAGCTGGTAAGATTCCAGGATGTACTGCAACAAAGATAGGACCAAAGAACTGGTCATATGACATACCAAAATTAGCATTTGATAACCATTTAAGGGGAGCAAATACTTTAGATATAAAAGCCATAAAAGAAGCAGTAAAAGTTGCTTTTAAAGAAGTAATAGAAGAAATGGCAGAAAAAGAAATAGAAAGGAGGTTAGCACAATGAAGAAATTAGCAATAGTTTTAGCAGCAATACTAGTTATAAACAAAAGAAAAACATCTGCTACTCCCGACCAAAGTTGTACAGATGTTAACAAAAAATAGGGTAGGTATACTCTACTTACCCTTGATTTTACACTAAATTAAAGAAAATATCAAGGAGGAATTTTTATGTTAGTTTATGTATCACACCCAAATACTGGGGAAGAAGATAAAAAAATAGTTGAAAATTTTATAAAAGAAAACTTAAAAAAATATAAAGATGTAACATTCATATCGCCGATACATACATTAGATTGGCAATATAGTGAAAATGCTCAACCTTCTAAAAAGATGAACGATTATGTTGAGTTATTGAAAAAATGTGATGCAATAGTTATGAAACCATTAAAAGATGTTATGCACTATCCTGAATGCTTGTTAGAAGCAGGATATGCAAAAGGTAAAGCAATTTCTTTTGTACTATGGGACGAATTTGATAAGTACATGAAAAGATTTGATGATGATTTTGAAGATGATGAGGACTAGGTGATATAAATGCTAAAAGCAAAATTCGTGGACAAAATTTTGGAAGTTATGTCTGAAGAGGCAGATAGAATTTACATAACTAGAAGAGATGTAGATATTTATTTTAAAGAAAATACCGATGATGAAGGAAGTGCTGAAATCTCTAAATTTATCCAATCATTGAATTTAGATGAACAAGTTGGAGAGTACAGAATTTGTATAGATTATGAATATGAAATAGTAGAAATACATAAAGGAATAAAGTTAATAGCTTTTGCAAACTTTATTTGGTTGGGGAATACTAAGCTTTGGACCAAAATTTTAGAAGAAATTGAAAATGATAAAAAGAAAAAGGAGGGTAAATAAAATGTTTAAATTACCAAAGAAAAAAGAAATAAGAGTAGGTGGAAGAAGTACAGAAGTTATAAGAGTTAGAAATTCTACTCTTGAATATGTAGATGAAATGGTTGAAGAAAGTGGTTTATCAAGACAAGAAATTATAGATAGAGCAGTTAGATATGCTTATGATAATTTAGAATGGGAGGAAGAATAATGAAATTATATGAAATAACAAGTGAAATGAGAGCTTTAGATGAATTGTTTTTAAGCTGCATAGATGAAGAAACTGGAGAAGTAAAAGATGATGGGGTAATTGATATTTTAGAACAAGAACTAAAACTACAATTACAAACAAAAGGAGCAGGAATAATCAAATCTTTTAAAAACTCTGAGGCAATTTTAAATGGAGTTGATGAAGAAATAAAAAGACTTCAAGCTTTAAAAAAATCTATTTCTAATCAAATAAATAGTAGAAAAGAATACATAGTTAGAAATATGGAAATGATGGGAATTACTAAAATAGAAACTGAACTTGGAAATTTAAGTTTAAGAAAATCAAAATCTGTAAACATTTATGATGAAAGCTTAATAGATAAGAAATTTATTGAGATAGAAACAAAAGAAAAAATCTCAAAAACTGAAATAAAAAAAGCTATTGAAGCTGGAGAAAATGTTCAAGGTGCAAATATAGTAGAGAAGAATAGTTTAAATATAAAGTAAGGAGGATAAATGAATAAGATAATTTTTATAGATACAGAAACAGGTGGAGTTAATCCAGAAAAATCTGCACTAATACAACTTTCAGGAATAATAAGAATTGATAAAAAAGATATAGAAAAATTTAATTTTTACATAAAACCTTTTGAAAATTCAGAAGTAAATGAAAAAGCTTTGGAAGTTCAAGGAAGAACATTAGAAGAGTTAAAAACAGATAAATATGTAGAAGAAAAAGAAGTTTATAAACAATTTATAAATCTTCTTGATAAATATATAGACAAGTATGACAGAACAGATAAATTTGTTGTTGCTGGATATAATGTAAGGTTTGATGTTGATATATTGAAAGCCTTTTTTCAAAGACATGGAAATAATTTCTTATTTAGTTATTTAGATTCTTCTATGTTAGATCCTTTGTACTCAATTAGATTATTACAAATAGCTGAAGTATTACCAGTTCTAGAAAATAATAAACTTGAAACTTGGTGTAAACATTTTGGAATTGAGTTAAAAGCTCATGATAGTTTAGAAGACATAGAAGCAACAAAGAAACTTATAGGAAAATTAATTTCATTAATTAGGAAGTGATAAATATGGCAAATATGATAATGGTTCTTGGAGAAAGTGGAACGGGTAAATCTACAAGCATTGAAAACTTAAACGAAAAAGAAACTTTTATTATTCAAGCTGTTGATAAACCCTTACCTTTCAAAGGATTTAAAAAAAGATATTCTTTAAGAAGTAAAGAAAATCCAAAAGGAAATAGATTTATAAGTGATAGACCTGAAATAATTATGAAAATTCTAAGTACCTTGGATAAGGAAAAAGAAATAAAAAATATTATCATAGACGATTCTCAATACATAATGGCTAATGAATTTATGAGGAGAGCAAAAGAAAAAGGTTATGAGAAGTTTACTGAGATAGGGCAAAACTTCTATAACTTAGTAGATAAAGCTAATTCTATGAGAGATGACATAAATGTAATTTTTTTACAACATATAGAAGTTACAGATGATGGAAGGAAAAAAGCAAAGACTATAGGCAAGTTGATTGATGATAAGGTTGGTTTGGAAGGTAGATTTACTATAGTTTTAGCAACAGAAATTGAAGATGGAGTTTATTATTTTAGAACTCAAAACAATGGTAATGATACATGTAAAAGTCCTAAAGGAATGTTTGACGAATTAAGGATTCCAAATGACTTGAGTTATGTAATTCAAAAATCAAATGAATATTTTAATTAATAATAGGAGGAAATAAAAATGAGTATGAATTTATGGACAGAAAATGAAGAAGATTTAAGAGAGGAAACAAGAGAACAAAGTACATCTGTAAATAAGAGTGGAGTTTATAACTGTACTATTGAGGAAGCATTAATAATAAGTGGTAAGAATGGTTCTCAATCTAAAGGACTTAAATTAGTTTTGAAAACAGATGAAGAACAATACTTTTATCCAGTAGAGTTTTTTATAAAAGCTGATGGAACTGAAAATGAATATGCCAGAAAGAAATTAAATAAATTAACTTATTTATGTAAGTTAAAAAATAAGGACCTAGTTCCAATAGAAAGTCCAAACAAAGTTTTTATTCCTGCCCTTGCAGATAAAAAAATTGGTGTAATAGTAGAAGTTAGTTTAAATGGAGATTTTTTAAGATATAACATCATTGGATATTATGATATTCAAAGTAAAAAAACAGCTGATGAAATTCAAAACAAAAAGAATCCAGAAATATATGAAAGATTTAAAAAGAAATTTGAAAATGCTACTTCTGTTGAAAGACCAAATAATTATCATACTGAGGAAAAAACAGAAGAAAAGAACGAGGATTTACCTGAAGAATTTCCGTTCTAATGGAGGGAAATCAAAATGAAAATAAAATATTATGGAAATGAGGCTAGACTGGATTATTGTCCAGTCTGCCAAAAAGTTAAAAAGGATAATCCTTGCTTTTCTGTAAATGTAAATACTGGAAAATATATGTGTCATGCTACTGGGAAAAGTGGACATATAAGTGAATTTCCAGAGATACAAAAAGAGTTAAACATTAGTGGAATAGAAGAAAAAACAGAAGAAAAGATAATCTATGATTTTTCTTCTTTAATATATAACTCAAAAAAATTAAATAAAAAATGGCTTGAATATCTAAAAAGTAGAGGTATAGAAAACGAAGATAACATTAATAGACTTTATAGAATGGGTACTCATGAAAGTATGATGATACCTGTTACTAATGGAGAAACAGTTGTTGGAGTTAAATACAGAAGTTTAGATAAAAAGCTATGGAGTGAGAAAGGTAGTTGCTTAGACTATCTTTTAAATTGGCAAAATATAATAGATTTTGATTACTTAGTTATTGTTGAAGGTGAAATAGATTTACTTAGTGCTTTAGAAGCTGGAGTGGAAAATACTGTTTCATTACCTTCTGGGGCTACAAACATCAAATGTATAAAAACACAAAAAAATTGGCTTAGTAAATTCCAAAAAATTATCATTGCAACAGATGATGATGAAGCTGGAATAGAAGCTAGAAAAAGAATTGTTCATGAATTAAGAGATTTATTAATTCCACTTTATAAAACATATTTTTATAAGAAAAAAGATGTTAATGAAGTTCTAGTAAAAAGTGGAAAAGATAAAGTGCATAAATATCTGTTGGAATCATGTACTCAAATAAAAACTGGATTTAGAAATTTCAAAATTGATGATGGAGGATATAACTATTATGGTGGAGAAGAAACTGTTAGAGTTAGTAACTTCTTAGTTGAGGTAGAAGCTTTTTCTGAAAATTTTTTAATAGGAAAATCTATAAACAATGGAAGAGAAAGAAAATTTAAGGCTAGAATTTCTGAATTATTATCTATAAAAGGAATAGCAGAAAATATGGGAGTATATTTAGCTAGTCCGTCAACTATTCCAAAATTTATAGATTGGTTAAAAGAAGAGAATCAGGAAAAATATATTGAGGAAATAGACTACTATGGAATAAGAAATAATAAATATTATGATGAAGATTCAGAAGTTGTTTGTGATAAGAGAGATTTAAAGATAACTAGATTATCAGAAATAGAACCTTTGACACAAGAAGATAAAAAATGGCTTGAAAAAAATTTATTTTATATGAGGTCTGATATTAATCAATCTTTACTTGGAATATGTTGGGCTTTGGGTAGATTTCATACACAAGGAACATATCCGATTTTAGAAGTTTCAGGAACTACAAGTATTGGAAAGACAGAATATGTTGAATTTATTTCGAGATTATTGTTTGGTGGAAGAGAAAATATAAAAAGTTTATCAACTTTATCTAATCACCAAATAAGAAGCTTCAGTAGTTGCTCAAATATAACACCATGGGCTATAGATGAAGTTAAGATAACTGGTAAATTTCAACTTGAAAAAATGAATGATTTATATTCAACTATTAGATCTGTTTATGATAACAAGATTATAAATCAAGGAAATACAACAAATAAATTAGCTGAGTTTCATTTATGTACTCCGTTGATTATCTCAGGAGAAACAAAATTAAGCGATGTAAGTATTCAAAATAGAATGATTAGTACAAGTCTCACAAAGAAGAACAAAGGGGACTTTGAAATTTATAAAAAACTTAAAAATAGCGATATTTTAGAAAAACTTGGTAAAACTGCTTTAATAGATAGACTTGAAAATGGTGTTATAGCTACTGACAGTACGATTTTAGATAAAGTGAAAGATGAAAGGCAACTATATAACCTAAATTGTTTGTTGAAGGGTTTAAAAGCTTTATCAAGAGTTTTGAAAATAGATATGAAGATAATAACTAATTTTGTGCAGTTCTTAAATACAGATTTCTCAAAAGAATATACAACAACAGATAATTTTATAGAACTTTTAAAATTAGTTGAAGATGCTGGAATAGAAAATTTAGAAAGTTTCTATGTATCAACTCCTAATGAACATTGGGCTAGATTCCAACTTCTTTATACTGCTATTGATGAGCAGAAAAGAAAGACTAATTCTCCCCTTGAATTGTTAGATATGAATACTTTAAGAAAGCAACTTATAGAGGAAGAGTTTATAATCTCAAATAGTGAAGTAAAGAAGATTAGAGATAGTTTTACAGGAGAAGCAAAAACATATAAAATAGCTAAATTTAAAATAATTAAATAAACAAGGTTACTGTTTTTATTTAATAATACCAATATAAAATAAAAAAGGTTACTGTTGGTTACTGTAAAGGTTACCCTTGAACTTGCGATAAAATGGAGAGTGTTACCGAGTTACCGTAAAAATCAACATAGGACAGATAAATATTTAGGTATATATATATGTATATCAAATTTAACTATATACCTAAAATAATATAGAAAAAATGAAAAAATATGGTAACTCGGTAACCTTTCCCATAAAATGCAGGGTTGAATAGTAACCAAAACAGTAACCTAAGGGTAACTTTACTAAAAAACTACCTCAACACTTCATTTTATCTTAATTAGAATGGTAACCTAAATTATATATACAAAGAAATTATACTAATATAGTATATATTAAATAAAATATTGGTATAGAAAGGAAAATTATGCAAATAATAGAATTTTATTATATGTGTTTATTCACAGAAAATTCTAGTGAATTATTAAATTTAGTAAAAAAACATAAGTGGTATTTTGATAAATTAAAGCCAGAAGCACAAGAACAATTAAGAAGATTATATAAGATTTATAGAAAAAATGAAGAAGTATTATATAAGTAAAAGGAGAAAAAAGAATGAATGAATTAATGGATAAAAATGATATGACAAGTTTGGAATTATTGGAACAAATAAATCTTTTTAGAAAGGAAGAGTATAAGGAAAAGTTAAAAAATAATACTCTTACAGAAGCAGAAAAAGAAAAAGGAAAATTTACAGAGTTATTACACAAAAGTTTACTGGATATAATTCGTGACGAATTTTCAGAAGAAATTAACGAGCGAAAAATTTTGCCCGTTGAATATAAGGATAAAAAGGGAGAAAAAAGACCAATGTTCATCCTAACTCTTAATCAAGCTAAACAGGTCTTGTTGAGGGAAAGCAAATATGTTAGAAGAGCTGTGATTCAATATATTGAAAAACTAGAACAAATTATTAGAGAATTACCTGAAAAAGAAAAAATATTGATGGGATTTGAAAAAACAGTAGAAGCTATTGCTAATGTTTATGGTTGTAAAAAAGACTTTAAAACTATTCCTTTGAAAGATTTAGTTCAATTAAAAAAAATAATAGAAAAAAATTTTAAAGAAGAAAAACCACAAGAAGTTTTAAAGGATCTTGCAGAAGATATTTACTATATCTTTAAAGCAGATAGTAAAGAAGCTCCAATACTTCCATTTGAAGAAATATTAAGATTAATAGAGAAACATATAGAAATTAAACCAATGAATCTATATAAAGTTGAAGTAAAAGAAAAATTACTTTTATTGGAGTAAAAATATGGGAAAAAAAATAGATGTCAATGAAATAGTAGATAAAAGATTTAAAAATAAAATTGATGAGGAATTTTATGTTATTAAGTATCTGTTTAAAGAAAAAACTAATTACTGCTATGATATTGAGTTTATAGAAACTAAGAATATTCAAATGGCTACTCTCAATCAAATTAGAAAAGGAACCTGTATAGATATAGTTCAAAGAAAGAAAATGAAGAGAATTCAAACTGAACTAAAATTAAAAGAAAGAAATAGATTAGTGAAACAACCTAGAAATCAAGTTCATATTCCTACTAATATAAATAAAATAAATGTATTAAGTGTAGATTTAGCTACTAAGTCAGTTGGTATTGCTTATTCTTGCAATGGAAAAATTGTAAGATGGAAAACAATAAAAGCTGATTTAGATGATTTTAGAGAAAGAGGCTATTTGATAGTTGATTATATAGTTTGGGTATTAGAAAACTCAAAAAAAATAAAAGGGGCTGGAATAGATTTAGTTATTCTTGAAGACACATATTTAGGATTAAATTCTGGTATATTAGCTATGTTATCTGAAATAAGAGGAATGCTTACATATAATCTAAAAAAATTAAAAATAGATTTATTATTAGTACCAGCAGTATTTTGGAAAAATAAATTTGATAATTTACCACTTGAGAGAAAAGAACAAAAAGAATTTATGATGAATAAATTTAATGAGTTTACAGGAAAAGTAGCAGATAGTGATGATGTTGCAGATGCTTATATGATGTTAAAAGCTTGTTTAGGAGGCTAACAATGTAAAATAAAAACATAGATAATATAAATAATGCTAATCATAAAAGAAATTGATGATAGTGTAATTAGACTGGAGGGGTAGTTATGACAGATAGAGAAAAATTAGATATTGCTATTAAAAAATGTTTTGAATTACTGGAAGAATTAAAAGAAACTTCTAAGAAAAGAGTATTTTCAAAAGTAGATATAAATAAAAGTGCTGTTAAAAGAACTAGAATTATGATTAATCAATATTTGAAGGGGGTTGAGGAGTGAATATGCGAGGAAAAAGATTAACAAAAGAAGAAAAAAAAGATAGATGTAATTATTGCTTAAGTAAAATTTTAAAGTTTAAGACAGATGAATTGAACTATGAAAATTTTAATTTTATAAAAGATAACAGTTACAACATAGATTGTTATGTATTTAAAAAGAATAGAGCTGTAAATATGAATGAATTTCATAAAAAATGGAGGTGCAGAACTGCATTAATGGAGGAGAGTAATGATTAAAACTAAATTAGATGGGCTTATAGTTAAGGTTGGCAACAGAGAATTAAAAATTGGAGATAAAATTTTAATGGAAACAACAACTAAGAATGATGGACATAACAACATATATGAAATTATTGGAGTTAGAAAAGGTACTCCTAATCTTCATAATACTTATTACAAAGTTAAAAGAGAAGATGGAAGTACTGTAAAAGTTGAAGCTAAGTGGTTTGATAATGTAACTAGAACAACTTATTTGGTTGAAGAATAATGGAGGAAACAATGGAAAAAGAAAAGGTATTAGAGATAGAGTATCAAGAAGTATTTGATAGAGTAGCAGTAAGAATTAAATATGTAAACATTGAAAGGTTCAAAAAAAATGAATCAAAAAAAGAAAATGGTTACACACGATATAAAGATGATGAATTAAATTTTGAAATAATAAAATTCAAAGATGCAATAAACAGAGAGAGATATGCATTAAATTTAGAAAGTGTGTCAGTTGATGAAGAATATTTTGTTGACATTACAAATTTAAAAATTAGCGTATATTCAAAAAAAGTATTTGAAGAAATAAAAAAAATGATAGATTTAATAAATGAAAAATATGGAATACCTAAGAGATGGAGAGCAGAAGAGAATGAAGAATATTTTTATATAAATAATTATGGAATTGTTTTAAATCTTGAAGAAACTTATTCAAATGAGGATAATTGCAATTATGAACTTGGAAATTATTTTAAAACAGATGAAGAAGCTATAAAAGTTGTAAATAGCAAAGAATGGCAAGACTTTTGGGCTAAGGTAAGAGCAGGAGAGATTGGAAATGATTAAACATATAGTTAGCTTTAGTGGCGGAAAAGACAGTACTGCAATGCTTTTGATGATGTTAGAAAAAGGAATGCAAGTAGATGATATTGTGTTTATGGACACTGGAGTAGAGTTTCCAGAAATGTATGAACATATAAAAAAAGTTGAAACTTATATAAATAGAAATGTTACAGTGTTAAAAGCAGAAAAAACTTTTGAATTTATGTTACTTGATTATGAAAAGAAAAAAGGTAAGAATAAAGGGCAAAAAGGGTACTCATTTCCTGATTTTAGGAATAGATGGTGTACTAATTATTTCAAGCAAAGAGTTATTAAAAAATACTTAAAAGAAAAATACAAAGGTTTTGAAATAGTTGAATACCACGGAATAGCAATAGATGAGCCAAAAAGACTTGAGAAGAATAAGAACAAAAATATAAAATATCCACTTGCAGAATGGAATATAACAGAAGAAGAGGCACTAGAATATTGTTATAATAGAGGTTTTTATTGGAATGGGTTATATAAAAAATTCCATAGGGTCTCTTGCTGGTGTTGTCCTCTTAAAAGTTTAAAAGAATTAAAAGTACTATATAGGGAATATCCAGAATATTTTAAAAAAATGGAAGAATGGGAAAGCAAGACATATAGAAAATTCAGGGCTGATTATAGTATTAAAGAATTAAGGGCTAGATTTACTAGAGAGATTGGAGGAGAAAATGTGGAGAGATAAACAAAGTAAAAAAATAGTTTATTTACAAAAAGTTGAATTTTGTCTTATAGATAAAAATGGACAGATTGAGAAAGTTTTTAAAAAAGACAATTTTTATAACTGTGAAACTTGGCTATATGGAAAAGAAATGACACTAGATGAGTTAAAAAGAATAGCCTACTGGGAGGAAGAAGATGAGAGAGATTAAATTTAGAGTATGGGATAAAAATGATAAAAGAATTTTTATTGATCCTCAAATGATAGATTTTTATAATAAAAAAATAGGGTATATGCAATATCAAACTGAATATATGCCTGATACTTCTTATTCAATCCCTGTTGGTTTTGAAGAATTTGAATATTCAGAACTTATGGAATGGACAGGGTTATATGATAAAAATGGAGAGGATATATATGAGGGAGATATAGTAAAACTTAGAGCTAATCACGGAATTGGAGTAATTAAATATTATGATGAATGGGGAGCTTTTGTTGTTGAATATGTTAAGCCTAGACCATTAGCAGTAGTAGGAATGAATTACTGTAAAGAAGATATAGAAGTGATAGGAAATATTTATGAAAACCCAGAATTGTTAAATTAATATAACAACTAAAATTTATAGCCCGTATTGGTATCAAAAGAAAAAGTATTTATAAGGAAGTGAGATAATGGAAATAGACTTAAATAAACTAATGAACTATAAATCAATAGCTTATGCAAGTGATATGGCACAGCTAGGAAAAGTTAAAGAAGAGTACAAGGAGTTGATGGATGAAGTAGTTGAAAAATACACTTTTAGTTATGTAAAAGATAGAGATAAATTTATTGCAGAAGCTTTGGACTTAATAACTGCTACTGTAAATTTACTTTTAATCAGTGGATTAACTGAGCAAGACTTTGAGAAGCATATTGCAAAATTAGAATCTTATAAGAATAGGAAATATAAGAGACAAGAAGATGAATTAAAAGGATATACATCAAGAGATCTTGATGAAGCATTAGCATACTGCAAAGAAAAAATAAAAGAATTGTGTGGTGACTGTAAAATGCAACATGAAAAATTATGTGTAATGTTAGAAGATTTAAAAAAGATGAGAATAGGGAAGGAGTGGAATTAATATGAGTTTAGAAAAAATAGTAAAAGACTTAGAAGAAAAAGGATATGTGGTAAAAACTATATTTCCAATACTACCAAACGGTTTTGAATTTAATGATAATTTTGAAAATTTAATCAATGATAATGGTTTCTGGTTGGAAGATATTAAATATCCAGAAGGAGAAGAAGCAATAAGCTTTGGAGAAGATGTTGAAGATTTTGAATTTACAACTGAGGATTATAATAATATTAAATGGAATGGCTATAATTGGTTGGTTGTTGTAGATAAAAAAACAGGAGAATATTCTGGTACTTCATATCTTCAAGCATACAAAGATATATTAAATTTAAAAGTAAAGGAGTAAAAATGGCAACGCAAGAGCAAAAGATTATATTTAAAGCAATAGAAACAGTGTTAATCAGCTATAATAAATACAAAAACAGAATAAAAAAAGATTTGGAATATTTCAATAATCCAGTTTTATTAAAAAGTTATAGCTTAGAAAAAATTTCTGGGAGTGGTTTTGTAGAAGTAAAATCTGATATAGAGAGAATGGAAGACTTGAAAGCTATAATATCTAAGGACATTGGGTTATATGAGGCAATGATATTTCGGATAGATAGTGCTTTAGATATGGTAAAAGACAATGAGGACTATGATTTAATTGAAGTTGGATTTTTAGAAAATAACTTCAAATTTAAAAAAGATAAAGTAGATTATGAGCAGATTGCTGAAAAACTTAATATATCTGTAAAAACTGTTTATCAAAAAAGAAATAGAATTTTCCCTAAATTGGAATTTCATTTTAGAACTCAAGATTTAATACAAGTAAAAAAATCGTAAAAAATCAGTAAAAAAGTGGGGATGGAAAAGTCAAAAAAAATGTGTTAGTATGGTATCATATGAAAATAGTTTAGATGACTTGGCTATAAGAAGTTAATCCTTCTTGGCTATCTAAGGGTACGATAATTCCTCCCTTACTTAACAGTAGTTCAAGACTCTACTATAAAAAAGTCTAAATAATTATGGTGCATCAATCTAATAGGTTGGTTAGACGGAAGAGTTGGTCTCGCATTGGTGAAAAACCCAATATGCACCTGCCATAATAACGTCAACACTCCCACAGTACTTAAATGTACAGGATACGTTCCTATGTGGGAGTTTTTTATTTACAAAACAGGAGAATTTTATGAAAACATATAAAAAGTTTTTTGATATAGGCTTTAGAGATGGACCTGTATTGTTTGTATTAGGGAAATTACATATAGGAAGTTATATAGATACCCATACAACTTTATTAAATAAAATTTTAGGCTTAGATTTAGAATTTGAAACAGTTGAAGAAAGTCTAGATATAAATAGAAATTCAAAAAACATAACAAGATTTGAGGATATTGAGGGAGAAATCTTATTTGGTAATTTGGCACAAGGAACTATATACTGGGAACATTTCAATGACAAAAAATTATTAAATAAAATTGAAAAATTAGAATCTAAGTATAGACACAGAATTTTAAGTTACAAACAAAAAAGAGGATAAATTGGAGGTGAAAAGATTGACTAAACAAGATTTATTTGTAAAAGAATATTTAAAAGATTTGAATGGAACACAAGCATATATTAGGGCAGGATATAAAGCTAAAGATGAAAATACTGCTGCTGTTAATGCTAGTAAATTGCTAAGAAATACTAAGGTACAAGAGAAAATACAAGTTGCAATGAAAGAAAGAGAAAAAAGAACTGAAATAACACAAGATAGAGTATTAAAAGAGATTGCTAATCTAGCTTTTACAGATAGAACTGGAATAGTTAATCTAAAAAATAATAGCCTCATAATTAAAAATTTTGATGAGTTAAGTCCAGAACAAAAAGCATGTATATCTGGAGTTAAGGAAACTAAATTTGGAATAGAAGTGACATTTTATAATAAAGAAAAAGCATTAGAAATGCTAGGTAGACATTTAGGAATGTTTACTGAAAAGCTAGAAGTTAAAGGAGAACTAAAAACAGAGGATCCATTTAAAGGGCTATCCACAGAAGAACTAAAAAAGGTGATATTTGGTGGAGAAAAACAGTGAAGCGATAAGAAGAGCAAAAATAGAACTTGCAAGACGTGAGTTCTTTTTTTATTGTTATTTAAAAGCTCCTAACTTCTACAAATATGAGAGAAAATTTTTAGTTGATTTATGTAATGATTTACAAAACTTTCTAACAAGTGAAGATGAAGTTCTCATTTTAAATCTTCCACCTAGACATGGAAAATCAAGAACAGTAGGAAACTTAGTAGAATGGTTACTTGGTAGAGATATAAATGCAAAAATTATGACAGGAAGTTATAATGAAACTTTATCAACTACATTTTCTAAGAATGTTAGAAACACTATTCAAGAGGTAAAGGCTGATAAAGATAAAATAGTTTTTTCAGATATATTTCCTGGTGTAAGCATAAAACAAGGTGATGGAGCTATGAACCTTTGGAGTTTAGAAGGTGGATACAATAACTATCTAGCAACTGCACCTGGTGGAACTGCTACAGGGTTTGGTTGTAGTCTTATGATAATAGATGACTTAATCAAAAATAAAGAAGAAGCTTACAATGCTAATGTTTTAGATAAGCATTGGGAATGGTATGCACAAACAATGCTTTCAAGACTTGAAGAAGGTGGAAAAATAATAATTATAATGACTCGTTGGGTTGGTGGAGATTTAGCTGGTAGAGCCATAGAACACTATAAAGAAGAAGGTAAAAAGATAAAACACATAAAAATGAAAGCAGTTCAGGATGATAAAGGTACTATGCTTTGTGATGAAATATTAAGTTATAAATCTTATTTATCAAAAGCTAAAGCTATGGGACCAGAAATAGCTTCAGCCAACTACCAGCAAGAGCCGATAGACATCAAAGGTAGATTGTATAGTGAGTTTAAAACTTATGTAGATTTACCAAAAGAAAAAATAGTTAAAATATCAACCTATTGTGATACAGCTGATACTGGAGATGACTTCCTTTGCAATATTATTTATGCAGATTGCAAGGATAGTGCTTATATTTTAGATGTTATCTATACCAAAGAAGCTATGGAAATAACAGAACCTATGGTTGCAGAAGCGTATAAAAAGTTTAATGTAAATATTGCAGATATAGAATCAAATAATGGTGGTAGGGCATTCGCAAGAAATGTCGAAAGAATTACAAGAGATAAAGGGAATTATAAAACAGTTGTTAAATGGTTCCATCAATCTGGAAATAAGATTGCAAGAATATTATCAAATAGTGCTTGGGTTAATGCAAATATCTATATGCCAGTTGATTGGAAAAATAAATGGAGTGAATTTGCAAAAGATATTATTTCTTATCAAAAAGAAGGTAAAAATAAGCATGATGATGGTCCAGATGCTTTGACTGGTGTTGCTGAAAAAATGGCAAGTGATGGATACAATTGGAACTTATAAAGGGAGTAAATATGTTTGAGTTTATAAAGAACTTGTTTAGGAGAAAAAAAGATATGAATGAAATACCTGTAAAAGAATTAGAACTGATAGTTAGAAACTTCTTGGCTAGTGAAGAATTAAAGAAAATGCAACTAGGAGATAATTATTATAAAGGTAAACAAGATATTTTAAATAGAGTTAGAAAAGTAATAGGGCAAGATGGAAGTTTAGTTCCAGCAGCTAATTTAACTAATAATAAAATTGTAGATAATATGTTTGCTAGTGCGGTGGATCAGAAAACAGATTATTTATTGTCAAAAACACCTAGTCTTTCATCAAAAAATGAAAAGGACATGGATAACTTAAATAAAATATTTAATAGTAAATTTTTTAAGCTATTACACTCAATAGGTAAAGGGACTTATTTGAATGGAATAGCTTTTTTATATGTCTATTACAATGAAAAGAGTGAATTTTCTTTTAAGAAATTTAAAGGTACTGAAGTTATTCCTATATGGAAAGATAACGAACACACTGAACTTGACTACATTATAAGGATATATAAAACAAAAAAATTTATTGGATATGATTATAAAGAAGTAACTAATGTTGAGGTTTATACATTAAATGGGATTGATTATTATACTTGGAATAATGGACTAAGTCCTTTAATTAAACATGAAAACTATATGAAAGTAGGAGATAAAGAATTTAACTGGGAATATTTACCAATTATACCATTTAAGGTAGATGAAACAGAATTGCCTTTAATTATGAAAGTTAAAAGTATTCAAGATGCAATTAATGAAGTAATAAGTGATTTTAAAAATGATATGGAAGATAATTCAAGAACTACTATACTTGTTGTTAAAAATTATAATGGACAAGGTGGAACATTAAGACACAACATGAACCTTTATGGTTATATCCCTGTTGGTTCTGATGGTGGAGTTGATAAACTAACAATTGAAGTTAATGCTGGAAACTATGAATCTATTTTAAAAATATTAAAAAAATCTTTCATAGAAAATGTAAAAGCATTTGATGCTAAGAGTGAAAAGCTTCAAGGAAATATAAATCAGATGAATATTCAATCTATGTATTCTGATATAGATTTAGATGCAACAGCACTTGAAAGAGAATTTAAGGCTTCTTTAAAAATAGTATTGTGGTTTGTAAAACAACATTTAAAAGCTGACTTTAATGAAGATGACATAGATATAATATTTAATAAAGATATTTTGATTAATGAAAGTCAAGCTATTGAAGATTGTCAAAAATCTGTTGGAATAATAAGTTCAGAAACAATAGTAGCTCAACATCCTTGGGTAAATGATTCTAAAGCTGAATTAGAAAAAATAAAAAAAGAAAAAGATAGTTCTGTTGAAGAAATAGATGAAATCTATGAAGGTCATAATCATGAGTAATAACTATTGGATAGATAGATTTACAGCTGAAGAAAATAGAATTAATGAATTATCTAAGGAACAAGTAAAAGAAGCTAAAAGACAATATGATATAGCTTTAAAAAATGTAAATCAAAAAATATATGAGTTTTATGCTAAGTATGCAAAAGATAATAATATATCTATGTATGAAGCAAAACAAAGATTTAATAAAAAAGAGTTGAAAGAATTTAAAATGTCTTTGAGTGAATATGTTAGAAAAGGTCAATCTCTTAATATAAGTCCTAATGATAATATTGTAAAAGAATTAAAAAATGCTAGTTCAAGAGTTCATATTGAAAGATTAGAAGCTTTAAAAATAGAAATTAAAGCAGAAATAGATTTATTATCTAAAACTATGGAAAATAATTTAGATAAGCATTTAAGAGAAGTTTATAGGGATACTTATTATAGAAGTGTTTACAATATTCAAAAAGGCTTGGATAAGTTTTCTAATATAGAAAAATTAAATCCTGAACTAATTGAAAGCTTAGTATATAAACCTTGGACAAAAGATAATACTAATTGGAGTAAGAGAATTTGGGGTAATGATGATAAGTTAGTTAATATTTTACATACTAATTTAACTCAAAATATCATAACTGGAAAACCTTTGAAAGATATTATAGATACTATTGAAGAAAGATTTAATGTTGAAAGAAGCATAGCTACAAGATTAATAATGACAGAGAGTGCAGCATATCATTCAAGAGCTAAAGAAAAATGTATGAAGGGTTTAGGATGTGAAAAATATGAAGTTATAGCAACTCTTGATGATAGAACATCATCTATTTGTAGAAGTATGGATAGTAAGGTATTTGACATGAAAGATTATCAAGTTGGAGTTACTGCTCCTCCTTTTCATTCCAATTGTAGAACCGTTACAGCTCCTTACTATGATAAAATAGAAGGAGATGCTAACCTAAGGGCTTCAAGGACAGAAGATAATGACTATGAGTTAGTAGATGTCAAAGATTATCAAGATTGGTATGATAGATATGTTGAGAAAAATAATAAAAGTAGTATAATAAAAGAAAATATTCCTTTGACTTTAGAAAAATTTAATGAACATTCTAAAAAATGGAAGAGCGAAGTAATTGATAAAATATTAACAGAAGAAGAACAAAACTTAATAAGAAAAAAAATAAAAAATATTGAAGAAAACAGTGCTTTTTTTATGAGATATAAAAGCCAGTATTTTGAAAAATTAATAGAAACAGATAAATTTATGAACCTTTTTGAAACTGGTATTAGTGGTGGAGTTCCAAATATAGAAGCTCGTATGAAAGTTAGTAAAAATTTATTTGGGCATAATTTAGAAAAAGAAACTTTTATTTTTTCAGAAAAATATGGTTATTTATCAAGTAAAGATTTTCTTGAAGATATTGATTTTTTTTCAAAAAGATATGGAACATCACAATATGGAGATATAATAATAAGTTTTAACAAAGATAAAATAAAAGATAGAATAACTTATACTTTAGATGACAGTCTTCTAGCTGGAGCAACTAAAGCAGTTGTATCTGGAGATTTTAAAGATAATTTATCATTGGGAATTGATAAATATAACTTAAAAAAATATTATGAAATTTTAAAAGATTTGTCAGAAAATAATGATGCTATCTCTTTAACTAAGGAGATTAAAAAAGAAAACGGATTCTTTAGATATATAGAATTACAATATCATGGTGACATTACTTTAGATGATGTTAATGAAATTTGTTTTTCTAAGGATTTACCAAAAGAAGATATAATAAAAATATTAAAAGATAAAAATATAAAGCTATTTAGATTGGAGGATGAAAAAATTGTTGAAATATTCTAAATTTAAAAAAGCTCTTTTTGGTTGGAGTGAGTTTGTTTTTGTAGAGTTAGAAGATGGTATGGGTGCTGATGTGGATATTAAAAATAGAGCTATTGAATTAAGACCACTTGCAGATATTAGAGCTTATGTAAACCCAAATACTGGAGAAGTTGATATTCCTACAGAAGAAGATATAGAGAAAGCAAAAGAAGTTTTAGAAAATCCAGATTTTGTAATGAAAGGACCTTTTTATGATGGTTTTTATGATAAGGATTCTGATATATATAAATCTGTTCAAAGAGGAGAAAGACTTATTTAATTTAAGAGAGTTAAAAGCTCTCTTTTATTTTTCAGAGGTAAAATTATAGAACTGAAAGAAATACCTACTTATAAAATAATTGAAGAACTATTGACTAACATCTTTTGTAAGTGTACCTATCTTTTTATTTTTAAATTAAAATATTTTTTATTTATTAATATTTGCTTATAAAATAAATACAATATAAGTATATTTTTATATTTTTTTTATTAAATTTATATACTAATAAATTATATTTTTAAAAGTATATAAATAATATATATTCAGATAATTTTAATATAATAAATTATTTTAAAGTTCTATTTTAGAAATAAATGTATTATATATTTTATTTTGATATTTATTATTATATTTATTTTAATATATCAAGAATTATAAATATATTTTATATACAAAATTTTTAAAATGTTGAAAATATGATAGATAAAAATTTTTGAAGAAAAGAATGAAATATTACTTTAACAATACGAGAATATCTTTTATTTTGTCTTATCTCTTGACAAACTCTAACATATATAGTACAAATAGTATTATATTATTTTAGGAGGAGAGAAAATGAAAAAGATATTAGTTATTTTATTATCTACATTTTTATTGCTTGCTTGTGAGAGTAAAGAGGAGAGAGCGTTAAGAAAAGAAAGTGAAAGAAACTTTAATGTAATTGTAGAGAAATTTGAAAAGCAAAAATATCAAAAAGTTCTTGATGAAATAAAAGCATTTGAAGAAAAATACCCTAATTTTATAAAAAAAGACGAGTTACAAAAAATAAAAGAACAATCAACAATTAAACTTCAAGAAGAAAATGAGAAATTAGAAAGATTAAAAGAGGAAGAAGCTAAAAGATTAGAAAAAGAAAAAATAAAAGAAGAAAAAAAGATGGAAGTAAAAAAAGAAATCTTTAGTATTCTAAATAATCTTTCTCAAAAATATGATGAATTTCAAAATATTACTTGGGTAACTAATAAAAGAGTAGAGAATAATATTTCTGTTTATGGTGGCTTTGATGGAAAAACTTATATAAAACCAATGTTTTATAGATTGGTTGTTAGTTATTCAGGTAAAGATTGGATATTTTTTGAAAAGATGATTGTTATAACAGATTCAGGAAGATATGTTATAGATTTTCCAAAGTTAGAACAAAAAACAGATGTAGGATATGGATATGTTTATGAAACTTATGATGTTTTCTTAGATAATGTAAATAGAGGAATTGTTAGAGCAATGGTAAATTCAGATAATGTTAAAATAAGATTAGAGGGTAAAGAAAATGTTTATGACTTTACTTTGACAAAAGCAGATAAAGCTGGATTAAAGACAATGATTGACTTAATGGATAAGGAACAAGAATTATCAGAAATAAAATAACATTAAGAGGAGCATAAAAGCTCCTCTTTTTTATTGTAAAAGGAGAGTGATTATCTTCAAATAATTTCAATAGTTATAAAAGATAATTCGTGTTTTTGGTATTGTACACAATAAAGAACAAGAGCTAAATTGTTGACATACAACGTTAAAAATGAAAGGAGCAAATAAATGAATAAAGATGAATTAATTAAGTTAGGACTAACAGAAGAACAAGCGACAAAGTTAATGGAAAAATATGGGAATATGATTCCACAAAGTAGATTTAATGAAGTTGTAGAAGAAAAGAATAAGTTGAAAGCAGATTTGACTGAAAGAGATAAACAATTATCTGAGTTACAAAAGAACAATTCTAGTAATGAGGAATTAAAAAAACAAATTACAGAATTACAAGAAAAAAATAAAGCTAGTGAGAAAGAATATCAAAAAACATTAGCAAAGGTAAAATTAGATAATGCTTTGGAACTTGCTTTAACAAGTGCAGGAGCTAGAAATAATTTAGCTGTAAAAGCATTGTTAAAAATGGAAAATATAAAAATGGATAATGATAAAGTTATAGGTTTAACTGAGCAAATAGAAGAACTTAAAAAGACAAGTGACTATCTATTTAAAGTAGAAGACAAAACACCACCAGCACCAGTAGGAACAACACCAGCTAATCCAAATGGAGGCTCTACTGAAACCAAAGTAACATTAGGTAGTGCTTTAGGTGCAATATATAAAGATAATAAATTTTAGGAGGTAAAATATGGCAGTTATAACATTAGAAGAAGTAAGAAAAGGGCAATTAACAGATTTAGAAAAAGGGGTAATTGATGAATTTACAAGAGGAGATTATCTATTTCAAAATATACCATTTTCAATGATAGCTAACCCAATAGCAGGTGGGGCAGGTTGGTCAACATCTTATGTATATTTAACAGATGAATCACAAACTGGGTTTAGAAATATTAATGGAAAGTATGATGATACATTTGCAAAAAAGAAAATGAAGACAGCAGAAGTAAAAGTTTATGGAGGTTCATTCTCTATTGATAGAGCATTAAGAGACCAAGGTGGAGTAGAAAATGAAGTAGCTTTTCAAATGGGACAATTAATTAAATCTGCAAGAAAAGGTTTCTCATATTATTTAGTAAATGGAGCAGTTGCAACATCTCCAGAACAATTTGATGGACTAGATACTTTATTAAAGGGAACAGCTACTGATATGTTAGCTCATGCAACAGGATTTGATTTATCTACATTTGATAAAACAAAAGCCAATGCCTTAGAATTTGCAATAAAATTAGATGAATGGTTATCATTATTAAATGAAAAGCCACAAGTATTGTTAGGAAATGCTAAATTAATATTAAAGATAAAAGCAGCAGCAAAATTAGCAGGGGTACATTCAATAACTCAAACTAATTATGGAGAAACAATTGATACATATAATGGTATTCCATTAGTGCAATTAGATAAATATATGCCTAAAGGAGAAACAGTAGCGAAAGAAACAATAGCTATTGATACTGCTACTGGAAACACTTCATTATATGCAGTAAGATTTGGAGAAGATGCTTTATCAGTTGCTTCACCATCTTCTGGAAAAGTAATAGATGTAATTGCTCCTGACTTCAATGTAGCTTCTGAACAAGCAAGAGGACTTGTAGAATTAAGAGGAGTACCTATATTAAAAACTTCTAAATCATGTGGAGTGTTAAGAAATATAAAAGTACAATAGGAGGTAAAATATGTTTATAATAAAAACTAAAAATGAAGGGTATACTGGTGAAATATCTGGTATACCTTTTTTAAATGGGGTAGCAAAAGTTGAGAACTTATCAGCAACTGATGTAGAGTGGTTTAAATCTTATGGACACACAGTGGAAGAAGAAACAGAAGAAGTTGAAAAGAATAAAAAAGGAAAATAATTATGATAGATATTGTTGAAGATAAAGAAAAGATTATACAAGATTTAAAAAATATGTTACTTGGATATAATTATACTTTACAAGATGATGATAAACTATTTGATATTATTTTACCTAAGAATTTACAAAATCTTAAAAATATCTTAAATAGAAAAGAAGTACCTAGTGAATTATATTATGTATTTCTATGTAGATGTGCAGGAGATTATCTTAATACAAAATATTCCACAAATACTTTAAATATAGATACTCTTAATTTTGAGCCAATGTTAGCTTCACTTACAGAAGGGAGGTTTTCTATGAGTTTTAAAGGTAATACTAATCAAGAAACTTTTTCTAATCTAATACAAGGGCTAATAAATTATGGGAAGCAAGAAATATATAGGTATAGATTTGTGGGGTGGTAAATATGTTTGATTATGCTAGGAGAATACTAGAAAAAACATACACTGGGAAATGTAATATTTATTGTACTGAACTATTTACAGATGAAAATGGAATAACAGATGAAAGAGAAGGGGTATCAGTAAAATCTAATATCCCTTGCCTTTTATCTTATGAAAGTAATCCAGTAGTTATCCAAGGTAATTATGGGGTTGCTACATCTACAATAGTTCTATTTTTAAGTCCAGATATAGAAATTCCTTTAAATTCTGAAATTGAGGTAACTCAAAATGGAATTACAAAGAAATATAAACATAGTGGAGAAATAGCAATGTATAGAACACATCAAGAAATAACTTTAGATAGTGAAAGGAAAGCCTAATGAAATTAAATATTGATGTTTCTGAATTTAAAAAATTTACTAAAAAAAATGTAAAGAAATTAAAAGAAAACTATGATAAAGCTATTGATGATTCTTTGAGTGAGTTAGGTGGAAGGTTATTGAATAAAGTTATAAGAAAAACACCAGTTGGAAAAAGTATAAAAGGTTTTAAATACTTTGGAGATAAAACAGGAGAACTTGCAAGGTATACAAAAGGTGAAAATAAGGGTAAGTATAAAACTAAAACTATTACTACTCATACAGGCGGAAATTTAAGAAGAAATTGGTATGTATCCAAAGTTATAAAGAATAATGATAAAAGATTTATTACTCTTTATAATGTTGCAAGATATGCTATTTATGTTGAATATGGGCATAGGCAAGAGCAAGGTAGATTTGTACCAGCAATTGGTAAAAAATTAAAAGCTAGTTGGGTAAAGGGTAGATTCATGATGACTAATTCAGTAACAGAAATAAATAAAATTAGACAAGCAGTATTTAATAGGAATTTAGCTAAATATATGGAGGATAAAGAGTAATGAAGGTTTTAAATAATATAGCAAAAGCTATCACAAAAAATTATCCTGGTAAAAAAATAAATATCAATGATATAACACAAGGCTTTGAAACTCTTAGCTTCACATTACAATTAGTTAATCATAGGGATACTACAATAGCAGAAGTTAAATTTAATAAAGTTTATACTGTTGATGTTATCTATCATGGAGAAAAAGACAAAGATATATTCCAAGTAGCAGATGAATTAATAGATAAAATTACTCTTGATATTCAAGATTTTAAAGTTTTAAATTATGAGATTGAAATAATTGATAAAGAAGCTCATACAATTATAGAGTTGATGGAATGTAATATAAAAGAAGTTAATTTAGAAAATGATAATTCATTCTATTCTAAATTGAAAAAGACTGTTGAAAAAATAAGTCAAAAAAAGTGTGATTTTATTAATACAGACCTTACAGGAGTAGATTTAAAGCAAGGAATATTTATAATTCAACCTCAAGATTTAAGTACAGAAACAATAAGTATCAATCATAAAAAACAATATGATAGAACTATAAATCTAATCTATCTTGAGGACAATTATTCAAATATAATGCCATCTATTACTTGGTTTGAAAAGCAAATGAAATTACTATGTGAAGATTTAGAATTAAGAAAAAATTATATAAATATGGATTATTCAGTAAGTTTTAATTATGGCAATGAAGATGAGATATACAGCACAATAGTTAATATTAATGCTGAATTAACAGTGAAAGAGAGGTAAAAATGGATATACAATTTTTAGTTGGAAAACAAACTGCAGAAGGTACTGCAAAATTAACTGGATTAAATCAATTAGATTGTACAAATTATGGAGTAGTACCTAAGGTAAATAAGACAACAAGTAAAGCAATAGGTGCTGGAAGATGGGAAAGAGACGGTTTTGTATCAAAAGTTGAAGTTAATGGAGATTTAACTATTGAAGCAACAACAGGACAATTAGAAATATTATTAGAAGGAGCAGGATTTAAAGGAACAAAGGATAATAAAAATCATAATTTTTTACCAGGACAATTTGATAATTTCTTAACTCTTATTTCAAATAATGTTGAAGATGATATAGCAGAATATGCTCAAGATTGTTTAGTTTCTAGTTTAAAGATAAGCACTCAAATGGAAGCATTTGTAAATGTAACTGCTAATATTATAGGTAAAGAACATAAGATATTAAACAATAAAATAAACGCTACTCCAGTTGCATTAAAAGGTGAGTCTCTAATTTGCTTAGGTGCTGTTATAAAAGAAACTTCAACAGATATGACTGCGAAGATAGAATCAATAGACATTAACATTGACAATAAACTTGAGGGAAAAGGTGCTTTAAATACAGTTTATACAACTAAGATTAGACAAGCTGATAGAGGAACAGTCGGACTTAATTTAACATTTAATAGTTTTGATAAAGATAGTTATAAGAATGCTTACGAACTGTTAAGAAGAAATACATCTTATGTTGTAGAAGTTACTTTAGCAGAAACAACAGATCCAACAAAAATAGTTAAATTAGAATTTCCAAACGTAAAAGTGTCAAATGTAGAAGCAACTAATTTAGATGGAGCTGGTGGAATGACAAAAGAATTAACTGCATATTATGATAAAGTAGCACAAACACCAGTTAAAATAACATTTGAAAATTATCATGATGCATAAGGAGTAGGAAATGACAAAAGAAACAACAGATGAAATAAAAGAACCTATTGAAGAAAAGAAAGTTAGTTATATAGTTAATTATGGAAAAGATGGAGATATTATAGCAGTTGAAACAGTAGGAACATTTAGAAATATGATGAATTTCTATAATAAACCTCGTGAAACTGTTAGAGTTTTATCTGATGCAAAAGCTTTTGAAACTGTTAAAATTCATTATACTTTTGAAGAAATGCCAGAATTTGAATTATTATTGGCACAAACTTTAAAGATTACTTTAGAAAATAAAGAAGTGGATAAAACAGCAGAAAATTTAATGAAATTTTTTGATAAAGAGCCTCATACTTTTCAAAAAATATTAGATGAAATAATGAAAAACTCTGAAAATAGGGGTTTCAAGATATAGAACAAGTCTATTATAAGGCTTGTTCTTTTTATATGAGAGGACATAAGACAGCCAATAAGGAAAAGTATCAAAAAATAATTAATGATATTCATAGATATAATATGTACTTTGAAACTAAAGGTATGGATAGTTCTTATTATTATATCCACAGATTGCCTTTAAATCTTGGTTATGATGAGCATCCTTATTGGCTTATTGAAAAAATGAATTTTATTTTAAGAGTAACAAATAAAATTTATTCAGAAATAAGAAAAAGGGGAAGTTGATATGAGTGATAAGAAATTAAAAACAGTTATAGAAGTTGTTGATAAATATTCAAAAGAATTAAAAGACTTCTCTAAAAAAATAAATGAAACAAATGATGAACTAAAGAAACTTCAAGATAATTTTGCTAAAGGTAGTGATGGGGCTAAAAAGCTATCAGATTCATTGAGTTTAATTAAGAAAGTTGGAGTAGGTGCAGCAGTTTTATATGTTGGTAATAAAATAAAAGATTTAGGTAAGTTTGCAATAGAAAGTGCATCTAAAATGGATGAATTAGCAAATGTAACTAGACAAGTCTTTGAAAGCTCTACCAAAGAGATAGAACAATGGGCAAAAACTATAGATAAAGAAGTTGGTAGAAGTATTTATCAAATGCAAAACTTCGCTAGTGTTTATGGTTCTATGTTTAAAGGAGCTGGATTTGATACTTCATTTTTTAAGAAAATATCTAAAGATTTAGCAACATTCACTGCTGACTTTTCTTCTTTCTTTAATGTTACGGATGATGAAGCTTTCACAGCAATAAAAGGAGTATTAACAGGAGAAACAGAAGCATTAAAAAGATATGGACTTATCTTAAATGATACTACTATGGCAGAATATGCTCTAGCACAAGGTATAAAAGAAAAATGGCAGAACTTAGATACTGCAACAAAAATGCAGTTGAGATATAACAAGTTAATGGAAATGACAACATATATTCAAGGCGATGCAAGTAGAACTATTGATGGATATGCTAACTCATTAAAAAAAGCAGAAGGATTAATAGATAATATAGCAACAGCTATGGGACATAAGTTATTACCATTTGCTACTAAGGTAGTTCATATGTTTAATGGAATAGCAGAAGCTATTGATGATATGTTAAGTAAAAAATCAAGTACAGACTATCTATTTGATTTTGTAAAAGAAAAACAAAATCTAGATGATTTAAAAAATAGATATGTAGAATTATCAAAAATGTATCTTGAAGGGTTGGGAACTCCTGAAAGTGAAAGAGAAAGAAATGAAATATATGAAAGATTATTAGCTATGTATCCTGATTTAATTGGAAAAATAGGGAAAGAAGCAGAAGCTTATTATAAAGTTGCAGAAGCTATTGAAGTCGTTATAAGACAACTAAAAGAAAAAGCATTGGCAGAATATGCTAGTGATAAATTTAAAGAAATTATTGCTGATACAGATAAAGATTTAAAAACTGTTCAAAAAAAACAAGAAGAAAGAGAAGAACAGAGATTAAGGTTATTAGCAGAAACTGGTGTTGATTATAGCAAAATAAGTCCAAGAAAGCTTAAAAAAATAAGTGAGCTTCATGAAAGAGCAGCTAATGGAGATGAGAAAGCACAAGAAGAGTTAGGAAAATTAACTAGAAGATATGGAGGAGGAACAAAAAAGGGATTTATTAAAACTGGAAGTGCAGGGATAATTGAGTATGCTAACGATGAAAAAACTAGAAAGAATATCAGTGATGAGGCTCAGAAAAAGGCAGAGGAAAATTTAAAGAAAAGAACTGCTGAATTTGAAAGGGGTTATAATTCATTAGCGAATACTTTAGATATTGTATCAAATTCAAATTTGAGTAAAACCTCTGTAACAAGAGAATATGAAAAAAATATTAGAGAATTAAAAGGAAAAGTACAGTCAACTAAAGAAAAGTATAAAGAAATAAATGAATTGGATAAAATAGCAACTGAAAATGCAGAACAAATATTATCTAATTGGAAAAATGGTAAATACAATAATGCAAATTTAAAAGAGTTAAGAGAAATCCATAAAAAAATAGTAGCTTCTGGAATAGATCCTGTTGCTGCTTCTGAAATTCAATCTAAGATAACTCGCCTAGAATCCCTTGAAGAAAAGACTGGAAAAGTGGCTAAAGCTATAAAAGGTCATAGTAAATCAATAGTTCAAAGTGTAAAAGATATTTATACTGAATTTCAAAAAGATATGCAAAATCAAATTAGTTATGATGATATTATAGGAACTTCTGATATAGATAAAATAAAAAATCAAATCAGTATTTTAAAAAGATATATAAAAGAAGCAGTCGATAATGGAAATATTGATTTAGCTAAAAGTTTACAAGTTCAATTACAAGAAAAAGAATTTAAGATTAAAAAATTTGATATTGATGAGGCTTTAGATAAAGTTCAAGAAAAACTAGAGAATTTAGAATTAAATTTTAGTAAAGGAAAAATATCTGAAGAAAATTATCATGAAGAAACAGCAAGAATACTAGAAGATACACTAAAAGCATATGAGAAACATGGGATAGATTTAGATAACTTTGCAGAAGAAGATGCAAAAAGAATCAAAGAAACCATTGAAGCTTTTAAAAAGAAAAAGAAATTATCAGAAGAAGAATTGAATCAAATACAAAATGTAGCTTTTAAATTAAAGCAAGTAAATCAACAATTAGATAATATTAACATGGCAGCATCTGGATTTTCACAATTAGGTCAGGTAACAGGAAGTAGCTCAATTTCAAATTTAGGAAGCATATTAGGGAGTATTCAAAGTTTAGGAACAGCTTTTGGAACATTAACAGGACCAGCTACAACAACAGGGAGTTTAGCTTCTATTTCGTCAGCAAGTGGAACAGCAGCAACTGCAGGGGCAGGACTTGCAGCAGCAGGAGCAATAGCAAGTGGAGTTGGAGCAGCAATAGGAATTGCAATGATAGCAAATTCAATGATTGAATCTAAAGCTAAGAAAAAAGCTGCAGCTATTGATGCTAAAAATAAAGAAAATGAAAATATATATTCTGAACAAACTAAGGCAATGCAGCAACTAACACAAGCTTTA